CATAGGTTGACCCACAGCGTATCTAATAGGTTCTCCATCCAAGGTATATGGTCGACCCACCAAAAGATTCCCTCATGAATCAGCAAATTGTTTCCCAAAAAAGGAAGTCAAAATGGCGATCTGGAGTTTCAATGGTAGGCGGTCAGTTGCTGCGGATAAATCATATCCAAACGACTTCCCTGCGATTTTTGCTTTATTCATACATCGTTTTACGGATGCACTTTGATCGAAGGTACCATCATTTGGTATCAATTTAAGGATAGAAAACAAGAAATCGTGTAACGGTTTCAATACTGATTGAGTTCAGATATCCACCATTGCAAAGACCCTTATTTTCCCTGCAGCTTCTTCCTTGGTTTGGAGTTGGCCTAACTTATTGATAGGATCAACATTCTTCTTATGATGCCGATTTATAAGAGAATCAAAATGCTTTTTTCGCTCACCTCCCTCATTGTTTGCTTTCGCTCCCAACTGGGATATGAGATCAATAAGCACTAGTTCCCTCTTCATCGTCCACTTAGCTATCACTTTCAAGTCCTCATATAAGGGACTTTGAGAGATAGAATAAGCATCAGTGATCAGTCCTGTTCAAGAACTGGCACAAGAAGGTGAAGCCTTTTCAATAAATAGCAATTCTTTCGCAACTAATGGCTTCTTTTGGAATTGTCCTAACACTCTTCTAGACATAGAGAGCATATTACAGACCTCATCCAAATAAGAAGCATTACCTGAGTAAGAATCCGTTATCGTGTTCACCTTTATCACTCCAGGAATCTTTATTACTCTGTAAAGAGAAAAGATAGTTAATCATCATCTAATAATAGATGGTGACCCTGAGATAATGGCTCTACGATCCGACAATGAAATTATTTTGGGAAGTTTACTTCTCGAAAGTCGGGGAAACGGAAAGACGGGGTTAAGTTCTCTAAGAGAATTAATCTCGTCCTTGGCTATGCACTTCTGTACGGCTAACTGGCAAACTTTCAAGTAGTTCACAGCATAAACAGGACCATGTCGCTTAGAAATGAGCAATATGTACTTGTGGAAATTGTGTAGCTGCCGAAAGCGATTAGCGAACTTCACTCCATTAATGAACACACTGGCAATTAAATAATTACCAAGATTCTTAATAAGTGCTGGAAACTCAAATGGGTTTCCTAGACTAATCATGCTATCAACCTTTATCCCATCCTTAAAGACATGTTTTAAAGAAACAAATTTAATTTTTTTCATATAAACAGTTTAGAGGATGCAACATCTCATATTTACCTGCTTTTACGAGGGCCCCAGTTATTAACCGTGAAGATTAATAACTTTAAGGACCGTTGGCAAGGCTACAGTAATTAGAGGATGATCGGACAAGGAAGGTGCATTCTATTCGTCCCGTAAGGGATAGTAGAC